TTTTTATTCGGCCGATGCCCGCAGTGTTGAACTCTCGCAAGCTAAGTTTTATGGCGGCATGCGACGCAAATCGCTCGCCTCCCGCCGCTTTTATCGCAATGCCCGCAGTAAGGCCGCCGCCGCCAAGCAGCAAATCTTCGCGTGGTTTGATTACGACCAGCACCCCGTCATCCAGGAGCACAAAAAAGAAACCGCCGAGAAGGTGTTTAAGTTTACACAAAGCGGAGTCACCTTGAACGATTTGATAGAGACCCACGACCTGCCTTACCAGGCACGGCCCTGGGGCGATCACTTTTGGATTGGTATGGGCATGGTCCCTGCATCTTACACCTTAGAGGCGGGGCTCGAAGGCATCACCGGCCCCTCACTTCCCGAAGGCGAGCCCTCCGGCGAAGAGGAAGGCAAGGCTGCCGACCAGCAACGAGCGATGAGCGGCCAGCAACGAGAAAAGGCCGATGAGCAGCAGCGTCTGCGAATCTGGCGTAACTGGGTTGTGTCCTGGGCCGGTATCGAAAGGGAATACGAAGTGGCGATGCGTAAGTTCTTCCTGCGCCAGCAGCGGATATTAATTGACAAACTCAAAAAAGCAATACAGTCCGGTAAGTCTGCAAAAGCCGATACGGATCAGATAATAGCCCGGGTCGTTTTCGACCTGAAAGTTGAGAACAGCAAAATCAAGGTCATCAATCAGACCTTCTTTGAAAAGGCATCCGAGTTAGGTGCCCGCCAAACGCTCACCGAGGTCCTCGGCATTAGCGGCGACGCTATGACCGAAGCGGTTACACAAATTAAAAGAAGGCCTTTGATCAGGGCCGCTCTGACCCGTCAGTCCCTCAATATAACGAAGGTAAATCCCGAAACTCAGAAATTCATTGCCAACCAATTAAGGGAAGGTCTCGAGGCAGGCGAAGGGTTAAACAAACTTACCTCTCGAATTAGTAAGAGACTTGGCTCGAACAGGGCAAGGGCGTTATCTATCGCCCGAACACAGACTGCGGGCGCTGTCGGTACCGGCAGGCACGCCGGCATGCAGCAGGCAGGCGTTAAAAAGAAAAGCTGGGTAACTTCCGGCGACGGCCAGGTCCGCGATAGTCATCGCACTGCTGGTTCCCGTTATGCCGACGGCATCGACCTTAATATGCCATACCAGGTCGGCGGTGACATGCTGATGTATCCGGGCGATCCTAAAGGCTCGGCCGGTAATATCATAAATTGTCGATGCCTTTCTATCGCACGTGCAGCTGCAGGCAAAACATTTGAACTGGTACATTACGCCGGTATGCAATTTTATTCTTATAACGATTTACAAAAGGACCGCGACAATCGCGGGCAAAAAAATGAGGGCAAAGAAAATGGAACCTAAAATGAAATTCTTCTACCCACAAGTCAAAGCCGTCGATATAGACAACCGGCAAATCACGGTCTGCATCTCCAAGGACGAAATCGACCGCCACAACGAACGAATAGAGATAATCGCGATAGCGAATGCGCTGAAGGGCTATGCAGTCAATCCCGTGGTCCTCGGTGATCACCAGCATCGATTGTCGACCGGCAAGTCATCAGTAATCGGACATGCTCCGCCTGAGTCATTTAAGGCCCTCGAAAATGAAGTCGATGTAAACATCGTATTCTCTACGACAGAAAACGCCGAAACCTACTGGGTCAACTTTAGGGATGGTCACCAAAAAGCGATATCCATTGGCTTCATCGACTTGGAGTGGCGGTTCGAAGAGGATGATGGCAAAAAGATATTTGTCTCCACCAAAATCGAATTGCTCGAGGTCAGCTGCGTTGCTGTCGGCGCCAATCGCGGGGCCTTAGTCAAGGCCAAAGGCCTGTTCGATAGAGAAGCTGACATTGACCCGGCATCGCAAGCTAAAGACATCCTGGGTAAGGAGCTCGTGGAACTACCCATAAAACTTAATGAACTAATCGAGATGCATAATTCGGTACTCGAAGGCATCGAAGATATCAAGTCGCTTTTAATCGCCGATCCGGATGGGTTAGCAAAGGGCTGGCTCGGCAGCTCTTTTGAATCACCTGTTCCTGCCGGCGACAGAAATACTGCCGAGCAATCGTTTGAACGAATGGAAAACGCACTGAAATTTGGAGATAAAAAAAATGCTAACTAACGAACAAATCGAAAAACGTCTGAAAGAGACCGCCGGCCTCGTCGAAAAGGCAGTAGGGGACATCAATAAGAACCTCGCCACTAAGGCCGAGGTCCTCGAGCTTATCAACGAGCGGACGGGTGAGGACAATGAGATTATTAAAAACAGCAAGGTCGACATCGATAAGCTCAATACTGGTTTTGAAGAGGTTAAAGGCCACGTGGATAAGTTGAATAAGGACTTCCGCGACCTCAATCGCCAGAAGCTCTCGCAGCCGCCGTACTCCTCGGTCAGCGGCTATCGCGGTTACTTCTCCTCGCCGCAGGAGGCCAAGGCCTTTGCCCTGCTCATTATGGCAGCTTCTATGGGCGGACACAGCCGGTTCAAAGACAGGGTCGAGCAGGTCAATAAGGACCTCGAAGGTATGGGTATCGAGCCATACCTGGTGGATGGTAACGGCCATAAGGCCATGGTAGGTTCCGGCCAGGTTGCCGGCGCTCTGGTCACCGTCGAGCAAATACCGAGCATCATTACTTTGATTGAGACCTACGGTAAGTACCGCGCCAATGCCCTGGTTATGCCGATGGGTGCGGGCCAGACGACCCAGCCGAAGGTTGACGGCCTGCTCACCGGTTATGTCCCCGGCGAGGGCGGCACAATCACCGAGACCGATCCTACTGTCGCAGTGATAACCCTGACGCCGAGGACGCTCAACTTCTTGACAGGCTACTCGATGGAGCTCGAGGACGATTCCCTGGTCGCCTTAGGCGAGATGCTGGCGGGTCTGTTCGCCCGCTCGATGGCTTACTATGAAGACCTGATCGGCTTTTTGGGTGACGGCACGAGTACCTATTTCGGCATGACCGGAATCACCGGCGCTTTGCGGGCGGTCAATGCAACTATCGCCAGCATCAAATCACTCGCTGTAGGTAGCGGCGATACTTATGCTGAACTCGCCCTGGTCGATTTTGAAAAAGTAGCCGGCATATTGCCTGAGTTCGCCGACGATGGCCAAGCCAAATGGTATGTACATCGATACTTCTTTTACACCATAATGGTAAGCCTCGCCCTGGCAGCCGGCAGCGGTACCGCAGCCGAAATCCTTACCGGCCAGGCTGTCAAGCAACGTACCTATTTGGGTTATCCGGTGGAATTTACTCAGGTAATGCCCAAGGCCACGGGAGTCAGTCAGATTTGCGCCTTCCTGGCTAATCTTCGACAGGGAGCAATGCTCGGCACCAGGGGCGGCATTGAATTCGCCCAGTCCTCGGAGCGTTACTTCGAGAAGGGTGTGATTGCAGTCAGGGGCCGTGACCGAATCGCTATCAATGCACACGGTGTGGGCAATACGACCAATGCCGGCCCCATCTGTGGATTGATTACCGCTGCCACCTAATGTAGTGATTAGTGATTGGTAATTGGTAAATAGTAACTCATTGTTACTTTAAATTTTGAAGGGATCTATTATGGATTTACGAGCTGTTTTAAAGATGATGAAGTTCAAAACGGTCACGCCTCCGCAGCTTAAGGATAACGGCGATTTTGCAGGCAATACCTACATTGACACCCAGGGCCTGGGCTCTCTTTTGTTTCTGCTTATGGTCGGCACTACCGATGTTGCAGCCGGCGATGCTATCGGCTCTACTGCCGAAGGGACCGCCCCGCTCGTTGAAGAATGTGATACCACCGGCGGCGCCTATACGGCCGTCGCCAGCGCGGCCCTGGCCAACGCCATCCAGTACAATGAGGACGACAAGCTGTTTGGTATTTGTGTCGATTTGACCAAGAGCCATAAGCGCTATATGCAGGTTCAGGCCCCGCACTCGGCAGCAGGCGCCGTGAACGGCTCGAACATGGCCATTCTGGCCATCGGCTTTCCGGTTGATGAGAGTCCCCGCAATGCCGCCGGCATGGGACTGACCGAGCTGATCGAGGCCTAACAGCGTGACATTGTGATGATTATTACCCGCCCCGCCTCTCCGAGGGGTGGGGCGGGTTTTAAAAACTAAATCCGCCGTAGGCGGATAAATCGCAAAGCGAGGTGACTATGTGGATCAAAATGTTAAGGGACCAGGTGGGGCCGGACGGCATACACCTGAAAGGTCAGACCGTCTCCCTACCCCAGGAGATGGTTGAA